GTCCATTAAGAACACCAGCAAAAGTGTTTCCGGTATCGTCAACGTTCAAATTAGCTGACAGAGCTGGAGTGTAGTCCATCATGCCGGCAGCTGCAAGAGCAGAAGCTACGTCTGAAGAAACGATAACAAAGTTACCTTTTCCTCGGCGAGTTTCTCGTGCAATTGTGTTTGCTTCACGCTCAATTTGCATGATCAAACCTTTGAACTTCTCAACTGACCAACGGCCATCTGAGTCGCCATCTACGTCGAATACACCGTTTGTTGCAGTGTTAGATGTAGATGCACCAAGCTTTGCTTTTACGTTGATTGTACGAATTACTTCGCGGTTAATTTCAGCCAAGATTTCTGCTGACAAGATGTTTGCCAACTCGGACTCAGCGTCAAGACCATGAATTGCTTTCAAGTCTTGTGCCAATTCCATTGTGTACTCAGCTTTAAGTGCACGACTCTTAGCAGTAACACTTGTTTTATCGATTGAGAAAGCCATCTCACCGAAAGCGTTACCTGTGTTACCAAGAGCTTCAGCAGCTGAAGTGGCCATACCACCACCAACACCGAATGAATCTTCAATGGTGTCTGTGTTAGCATCAGTACCACCCTGAGCCAATGATGAAGAATCACCACCGTGGCCAGTAGCAGGACCTGCACCGTCAGCACCAGAGAAGTCAGTGTCTGCTTCGTTGAATAGTGCTTCTGTACCACCTTGTGTTGAGTACTTTGACTTCATTGCAAAGATCAAACCAGTTGGGCCAGTCATAGGCTGAACACCTGCAACGTCGTATGCCATAAGGTTAGGCATTGCTCGACGTACAAGCGAGATAAGTACTGGATCGAAAGTATCGATACCAGAACCAGTTGCGTTAGCAGCTGTTTCGTTTAGAGAACCAAATGCAGCGCGCTCTTCACGCATTGCTTTTTCTTGGTTTTCTAGAAGAACAGCAGTTACGGACTTCCGATAGTTGTCCTGAATCGCAGGAACGTCAGCGTTCTCAAGGATCGGCTGCCATTTCTGTGTAGCATTTTCTGCATTAAACATTTGTATCTCCTAAAGATTACTACTTGTTAGTTTTTGCAAGAGCTTGAAGATATTGTGCCATTACAGGTGAAACTTCAATTTCTTCACCATCTGCATTGGTAGCAATTTCTGCTTCTTCAATACTCTCAGTTACGGGTTGCTTAGCAAAGTAAGATTCTTTCAATGTAGCTACTTTCTTAGCAAAAGTATCTGCATCTTCAAAATCAACATCTTCGACTAGCTCTTTCAGCTTTTCAGCTTCAGTTGCAGCTAGATCTTTTGATGCCTCTGCAATGATTTCAGAACGACGGAAACCAGTAACAGCTTCATTCAGACGAATATTGTCTTCAGTGCTTTGTGTTAGCTGATTTTCTAATTCTTGTACTTGCTCAGCAAGATCATCTACCATATCCGATTTTGAATCTGGTACATCGATGTAATGCTCAGTAAATACACCTTTTAGTGCTTCCATAAATGATTCTGCAATTTCAGTGCGCAAACCATTTTCAACAGCTACACGATTTTCTTCCATCCACTTCTCAACTACATAGTTAAGGTAACCATCTACCTTTTCTACAAGCTCAGATTTGATAGCAGTAGTTTCTTCTTCTAGTTGATCTGTATATACAGATTCTAGACGAACAATCTCCTCAGAGATTTTTGATTTTACTGCAGCTTCAAAAATTGTAGCAGCTTTTTCTTGAAAACCTTCAGACAAAGATTCATCAGCAGCAACAAGAGCGTCTAGGTCATCTTTAAAGTCATATGACTCTTTAACCTTACCCTTTGTTTCTACTACATCATCGTCATCGTCGTCGTCATCATCGTCATCGTCGCCTTCTTCATCTTCTCCCATAACTTTACCGTAGGCGGCCATTAGATCGTCTTTCTTCATTTTGGACATTTCTTTGTACATGGCATTAATCATACCAGCTTTAGTTTTCGGCATTTCACCTTCAGCAAGCTCTTCAGCTTCCTCATCGGCTACTGCTTCAACTTCAGCATCTTCCGCAATGCTTTCCTCGTTCTCAACTTCAACGTCTTCTGCGAGGTCTTCATCTTGGAGTTCTACTTCTGAAACGTCTTCAATGAGATCCAACTCTTCGTTTTTGGTCTCTTCAGACATATTTTACTCCTTGACAATTAGAGTTAAAGTTTTGAGAGGAAATCTTTCCACACCTTCAATTGACTTTCAGCCAATTGGGATGAAGATGCACGCTTGATTTCAGTCTCATATTTTTCAATTTCTTGTGCCTTGAGTAGACCATTATCCCAAACCCATTCAACGCCTTCCATAATCCCATTTACGAAAGCTTCCGGGGCTGAGGGGTCTTGAACAATGTCAACTGTTGCAAGCATAAAATCTTTGCCAACAACATTTACTCCGTTACGGTTCACAAGAGTACCCATTCCACGACTCGAAACACCCAGTTGAACACCGCCTTCGACCAAACCTTTTACAATTTGACCCATAGGAGTATCTAGTACGAGTGCCTTACCCATCACATTATTACCGTTCCAATTAAGTTCGGTAATACGATGAGATACTTTATCCAAATTAATAGTAGGTCCGTCTGGGTGGTTTAACTCACCAACAGCCCTACCTTTGGAAACCTGTTCGGTAACATATTTGTTAACTGCACTTTCCATCACATCACGAGGATATACACGACCATTTCTATTTTTAGATTCGGCCTGCATGAAGATACCTTCAATAACGACTTGTTTTTTGCCGTTTTTTTCCTCAGTTACATAACTAAGGCTATCCTCTAAATGTTCAGTAATAAGTTTCATTAACCTATGCTCCCATTAGATCTGCAAATTCTTTCGCAGATTTTTCTGCGTCTTTAACAGATTTATAATTATCGTCGAGAAGATTCCCGTCGATATAAACAGAAAATTTAGAACCTTTTTTCTTTATTACAGCTTGAGACTTCTTACCAACTTTCAACTTTTTTACTTCTTTTTCAGAAGCTTCATTCAGTTTCAGCTGGTGTCTCAGTTCCTTGAACTTCTGCATCAGTACTAATTTCCTGTTCGATACTTGTTTCTACGCCATTATATACTTGATTAGCAAGATTAATTTTTTCTGCATCTAGTGCAGAAGAGATTTTATCTTGCATAATACTATTGAATACATTATTAGCATCAGATGTTTTACTATTTGCTAATGCATCAATTAAATCAAAACTAGTATTAGACATATTTATTTCACCTTTTGTAATATTTATAATAAATTAAATTTCAACATCGCCTAAATCGTCTTCATCAGGGATGTCGCCACTCTTTCTTTCATCTTCAATTTGTTGATCCATAGTTTCAACTTCTTCTTCAGATTGCATTAGAATATTTTTACGTACCCAATCTTTTGAAAAATAACTACCAACATATTCATCTAATTGAGCTAATAGTTCTAATCTTTCTCTTAAAATTTCTGCATCTTTTAATTCTGAAAAATGTGAGTCTTTAATAAAATCAACAGCTAGATCTTCTTTAATCTCTCGCCAGTCATTTTCAACAATAATACCTTTTAATATTAATTGTGTTTTCAAAAGATCTAAGAATAACCAAGAAAATTTCTTACGTAAACGATTAATAAATTTTTGAAACTTTACTTCATCCCTAGAAATTTCAGTAGAACGTCCTAATGAAAATTGCGCTTCTTGTTCTAATCTATTAACTGGAACGTTTAACGATTTATATAATTTCTTTTGGAAATAGATAATATCATCTATTTGACCTAAATTTTCTCCACCAGGTAGAGTTGTAATTTCAGTACCTCTACCGCCTTCACGTCTTGGAAGCCAAAAATCTTCCAACATAGACATGTGTTTTCGATCATCTTTGATTTCACCAGTTGATGCATCGTAAACAAGTTTATTACGATATTGATTCATAATTCCGCGTAAGTATTCTTCTGATTTACCTTTCGGAAGGTTACCTACATCAATATAAAAAATTCTACGCTCTGGAGCTCGTGAAATACGATAGATAACCAAAGAGTCTTCCATCATTCTCAATTGGTTAACTGGCTTAATTGCTTTATGCAAATACGATAAAACTTTTGATCGTGATACGTCTAGTAAACCTGATGTAGTATATTGCACTGCATCTTTAGAAATCTTAAGGCCCTGATTAGCTTTTGACAAAGTAGAATCTTGATAAAGATAATACTCTTCAATCTTTTTAATAATATTTGCGCCAGTCTTTGGATCTTTTTCTTGATCTAATTCTTTTACTTTACGAATCCTTGTAGGATCAATTGGTCTTAATTCCAATATTCCCTTCTTAGGACTTTTTTCGTCAATGATAATATGGTAAAACAATCTTCCATCAACATACCACTTTCTAAATATTTCATGACCATAATGATTGAATTGCAATAATTCTACAATATTATCAAATTCTTCTCTAATTAATTTTTTAATATTATCAGGTTGATCTAAATCTTCAGTAACTAATTCTACTGGTGCAGAATTTGAATCTGAAACAATTGATTCATTTACAATATCTTCTACTGCGGCATCGCATTCAGGTTGTGTTGCAACATCTCTATATCGTCGAATAAGATCGGCTTCTGACTTAGCACCATCAGTGCCAGACATGTCTACATATTGGCCAAAGTATCCTCCAGCCTGAATATAGCTCGAACCATCATCTTCCATTGGTGCAACAAAAGATTGCTTTTTAGCAACTTCTTTTTCGTTGTCTTTTCGCTTAATTTCGAAACCGAATAATTCTGCCATGTAAAAATCCTAATTATAATAAAGAGAGGAGGAGTTATTCCCCCTCTCTTATTATTTATATGCTACTTAAGAAGTAGTATTGGATTCCCAATACTGTACTTGAAGTTCTACAGTGAACTCTTCAATAGCATTTTCATTGTCGAATGACACGTCAATGGCTGCTACGTTCGTCGGCCATAGACCTCGGAATGTATAACCTTTAACTGATTCACCATCTTTATCAAGCTGATAAACAGACGCATCAGCATAATAGTTAGAAGGTGTTACTTCGCCTGAGTTAGCTGAGTGAGCATTAATATAATTCATCCACTTTTCGAATGAATCTCTCAGTAGGAAGTTTGTATCATTCAATACCGTGATTGTCCAAGGTTCAAATGTACGATCGCCCGCAATTTGAAGTTGACGCCCACGGAATGGAACAGTAATAGGTGCAATGACAGAAGCTGGAAGCTGAGCTGCTTTAATTAAAAAGCCACCCACTTCAGACTCGGCCGCACCCGCGATGCCAACAGGGAAGCCCATTTCAACCTTGAAAAGGTTTGAACGTGCGCCACCACCAATTAGCTTTGATTTGAAATCATCTACGCCTAAGATTGCCATTGTTTATTCTCCTTATTGACCAATAATTTCAGAGAATTCAACGCCGGTACGAGTCGCGATGAAGTTCAATGTGATGAAGTTAATTGAACGTGCAGGCTTGATATAGATGTCAGCCACAAATCGGTTAGCATCTACTACAGCACCTGGGTTATTTGTTACATCACAAACAACTGCAAAGTCGGTGATACCACGACGACCTTTGACATCCCGCAAGAATGGTTCTATCATATTGCGGAACATTGCTCGGGTGAATTCGTCGTTGAATTCAAAGAGTTGAAACTTAGCTGCAGTCGCGACTGCTTTTTCCAAGGTAATAAACAAGCGACGTACGTTAATGCGATCAAAAGGTCCAATCTTAGATTGTGCTGTTTTGTCGCCGAAAAGTACTGTGCCCTGTCCAGGGAATGAGACAATCGGATTAACTCGTGCTTTGTAAAGAGCATCACGATCAGCTTGCTTAGGATTATAAGCAACCTTTGTAATACCCAAAATTTGACCACGATTAAAGCCAGCTGGTGAGAACCAAGCGTCGGCTACGTTGTCAGTGTTTGCGCAAAGTCCAGCAACGTGCCCAGCGGCTGGGATAAAACGATACACGTCGTTGTATTTGTCGTAAACTTTTACTGCTGTAGAATCAATTACACCGTAAGATGTTGAAGTCAATTGATTAGCAAATGCTGTAACATCAGCCATTGGTGTAGAAGTTCCTACAGTATCCTCGATTGGAGGAGAAACAAATGCAACCACATCTTTACGTGCGGCCGCAATGGCTAAAATATAATTAGCCAAAGTCACATCGTCACCACCGTCTGCTCCAGGAACCGCAAACAATAGATTTAAGTCTACTGTTTCAGCGTCTTGAAGTAAATCAAAGGCAGTTTGCATTTCGCCAACTGTTGGTGTATTATCATCAGTACCATCAGCCAGTGACTCTGTAATAGCCGCTGCTGTAATGCCATTGAGATAATCTCCAGCTGCAGTACCGTCTGCTGCGTGAACTGTTGTTACAACTCCAGCATGGGTTAGCAGGGAAGGATGTGCTCCAAACCAAATATATTTAGAATTAGCGTTGATTACGTCTGCATAGTAGTTTGATGTGCCTTGAGACGTTTTTGCGTCTGAAGCCTGAGATACAAATGGATGTACTTCAATAACCTCTCCTGGGTTACCTGTCCATTTACCATCTTCATCAATAACTGCGATATGCATTTCGTCATTAGAAGCGCTGCGATTATCTGCCCATGTTGACGTGCCGGGGGCAATGTCAAATTCGCCTTTATAGGCCCAACTATTAAATACTGTTGAGTCAGCAGGACATACAGAAACTTTTAGGGAGTTACCTAATGTTCCTGGATATTTTGCTACCCATTCAGCAGTAATAGTTGCTTGGTCATAGTCATCGCGATTCTTGATTAGCTGTCCAGATCCACCAGTGGTTGCGTTAAGGTTGGTCGTGGCTGCACGAACAACTTTTAATGCGTTACCATAAGTTAGGAAACTAGCGGCTGTCAAGAAGTACTGCGCGGTGTTATCGTCTGGAGTCCCAAAGATCGCAGCGAGGTCCTTTTCAGAACCAACAGTGGTGATCTCTTCTACGGGTCCCCAGTTGAATGCGCCAGCAATGCCACCAATAGAGGTGGATACCGCTGGAATCACATTCGTTAGGTCAGTTTCTTTGACCTGAACTCCTGGTGATACTAGAAAAGCCATGTTTATTCCTCTCTTCCAAAAAAAGATTATAAGCTCGGGTTATTATATGTTTCATAATACGGATTTATTCTTCACTCGTATATATTTATAAATTAATAAATTCCAGTATTTACGGTTTCCCAAACCATTCCATCTTCTCTTTCGTATTTATCATCTCTCCCATCGTCAAAATATCCGACAGGTACAATGTCGTCTTCCATTGCTTTTACTCTTTCAGCATAAAGCAATGATTTCATGTTTATATCTGTAAGTTCTGTAAAAAATTGATTAGTAGTAAACCAACCAAAAAGAACTAAATTCATAACTAAATCGTCATGATTTCCATGTGATGCCTGAAAACTGCTTCCTCTTGCTTCAAACGTAGATAATTCTATAATAGTTTCAGAATCGTATAATTTAAGTTTGTGTTGTTCTATTAAGTCCTTTATATTAGAGCAACCAATTCTTTTAACTCTTTTAGTCATTGTTACGCCAATAGCATTTGCTTTTACTGCTGACTCAACAAAAACGTTTTCATATTCTAAATCATAGTATAATCCATTACAAACAACAGTGCCTTGATCATTACTTTCAATAACAATATAAGCTTCGTTATACATATTAGCGAATTTATATATAATGTCTGGAAAGAGCAAAGGAGATATTTTATTATCTTGAAAAACAGCAACTTGTTCAAACGGTTTAGTTGATATATCAATTACATTAAATGTAGAATAATCTTGGCCTCTTCCCTTTGCTACATCAACAAACATCATATAATCATGATCTTCTATAGGATCTTTGTATATTCTCCATTCATTAGTTACTTTCAAAGGCTCTTCTGCTTGTAAACCTAATAAAATTTCTGGAGAAATAAGGGTATTTCCTGTTCCATGAAATGTATTTCCAAATTCTTGTTGGAATTGTAATTCAGAAGTATTTGCAACTGTTTGTCTTTTCCATTCTTCATCTCTTCCAGGAACATCATACCAATCTACACGATATGGTTTGAATTCATTAGTTCCTTGAACAGCTCCTTCCCATATTTTATGAAATATATTTCCAATACCATTAGCTGTACTTGTAATAATTACTCGTGTGGAATCACCTGCTGATACTACTGGATATGTTGAAGTATAAAATTGATTTGCGTTTTCAACAAATGCAAATTCGTCCAAAAACAATAAATTGACTGACATACCACGAATTGAAGATCCCGAAGTAGCCGCTGCCATAATTCTGCTATTGTTTGAAAATTCAATAGATCCTTTATTTAGTACTTTACAACCAGGCTGTAAAAAGAAAGGAAGGTTTTCGAGCATAAGTGTAACTCGGGCCAGCATTTCTCTTGCAGTAGACCCTTTATTTGCTAATATTGCAATAGTTTTTTCTGGATTGAAAATAGCATACCATAAAAGATATGCAACAGAACTAATAGATTTACCTGATTGTCTACATGCTAAAACTACACTAAAACGATTTTCATTGAAGTGATCAAACATTTTTTCTTGATAAGGATACAATTCAAACGGAACTAATCCTTTATCAAGTGAAATAATTTTTAAGTATTTTTTAGCAAAGTACGCAGGATTTTTCATACATTTTGCGTATTCTTTAATTTGCTCTTTAGACCACTGCTGTTCTATTCCATCCTTTTTTACATTTGGATTTCCTAAATAACCAGCCTCATTATTTTTCAGCGTCAATGACATCTGTTTCTTCCATTTTTTTCAATAGCATTCTTTGTAGATCTGTTGTTGAACCTACATATACATTATTTTGTGTAATATTTCCATTTGGAAGTGCTTTGGTATCTTCTATATTTTGAACTTCTTTTTTCTTCTTTTGTAATTCCATTAGACGATCAGCTATTTCAGCATTTTGTTTCATCATATTAGATAATACTTCAAAAGCTCTAGGATGTTCTGATTCTCTAGCTAGTTCCATCATTAATTCAATAGCTTCATCGCCTTTATCAGCTAAATTATAATATTTAGCTCGAGCGAATTCATAATCATCAACTACATCATCTTTTTTCGGGTTCATGTCGTAATAGCTCCATCATCAGTAGTATCGATTCCAGTGTTAATATTATTTTCTCCACCAGTACCATCGGCAACAATTTCTTCTACAAATCCAAAATCATTTAGATCACCTTGTAAAATATCAGCATCAGCCACAGTAATAACAGCCTGTTCTTTTACTGGTCCATAGAATCTAACTCTTAATTCAAAATCTAAAGTGTATATAATAGCTCGTCTAGATAAAAAATCACCTTCATAATCTTCTGCCAATTGAACGCTACTTAATACAATAGGAACATCTGATTTTATTCCCATTTCTGGAACTTCATTAATTGTTATTGTATATTCAGGTTGAAAGTATGGCATAATTTGTTCTACAATCTGTAGACCATCATCTTGATTTTTTACCATAATTGATAATTGTACACCCATCAAATATGGTGCATATGTATAAAGAGTTTTCTTATTATTACCAGTTCCACCTCTTACTACCTTATTCATTTTAGGTAATTTAGTTGCAGAATCATATGTCAAAGAAGTAATTTCGAAAGACATTCGTGGTAACTTAATTGCAACCTTCGGATCATTAAAATCTGCTTGCCCTTCTAATCTTGCCAAAAACTTTTGTTTAGGTCCATAGGCTAATGGAACTCGAGTAATTTGTTTTATTTCACCAGCAGAATCTTTTCGAGCTACTTTAATATTATTAAAGATTGTTCCGAAAGCAGAAATAGTTCTACGAATTGCTGAATGATAAAAATGATCATTTAACATTACTAATCTCCAATATCACCGAATGGGTTATCTTCACTAAAATCAATAATTCCATCAGCGATCGTTTCAAATTCTTGGTTTCTTGATTCAGCATCATCAGCAAAAGCTCTATTTGTTACTGGATCATTTATATCATAAACATCAGTTACTGTCCAAGCTGCTCCAGATGTAACACCTTCCAATTGAGTAGCCAAGTGGAATTCATGGACTTTACCATCAGTGGTTGCCCAATCAGTAAGGAATATTTTTCTAGTTGTAGAATCAACAACTTCATAAGATACAACTCGACCAGTAATATATTCAGAAGAACCAGCCGAAGTTTCTTGTCTTACTGCTTCATTGATTTCAAAATTAGTACCATTTGAATTATTTACAACCAATACAGTTTGTTGTGCAATTGTTTTATTAATACCATCAATACTAGCAACACCAGTATTAATTGATTCGCCAGAATATTCAAACAATTCGCATTGTAATGTATAAGTTGGAAGATTCGATAACTGATAAAAAGGTGATTCATGCTCTACAAATCTTACTTCAAATAATGATTTAGATAGTGGTAAGTATATTAGATCACCTTCATTTGGTCTAACAGAACTTACTGAATTATTATCTAATCCAATATATTGTTCCCATCGTCTTTTCGAAACTATAAAATTTGCTTGATCTCTAATTTCTACGCCAAACTTAGATAAAAGGTTTCCATCACCTTCAAATCCGTCAACGTTAGCAATATACATTTCCACCATGTATGCATCTTCAAAATTAGATTCAATATCTTCATTAAGTATTGTATCTTCATGCACAACAGTGCGGGGCAAATAATAAACATCTTGCCCGTACATTTTTAGAGATTCGATTACAATATCTTCGTAAAGATGTTGCTCTGATCTAACCTTTTGACTGAAGTATACATTAGTAGCCATTTGTTATCCTACATAAAAATCTGGTGGCATTTCATAGTTTAGTTGCATTTGTTCTTTTATTTGAGTTATTTCTTCAGTCGCATCATCAAATATTTGACGCCCATTTAGTGTGACACCTCCTGGAAGTTGCATACCTTCAAATTTTATTAAGTTAGCACCCCATTGTTGTTTTAGAAGTGCAGTTGTATATTGTTTCAAAAACATATCGTTATATACATCAGTATATGTTGATGGGTCTACAATTCTCATTGCTTCTACAATCATGTAATCATTAGCTTTTACATCACTTTCCCAGTCAATATCTAAGTGTAATTCGTTCATATGTCTATTAAATCTTACAAATTCACCATGACCATTCAGTTTCATATCTAATAAAGATACATATTGTTGAATCATTTCATAATGAACTAAATCGCCAATATAACTTAAATCATACAAATCATTCAAATGTAATTGGTATTTTACCGAAAACATATTAATTGTATCTGACGAACTTGCAAATGGGAATACCCTTTTTACATAAAGAATATTATCGTTCAAAGTAATATATTTATTAGTAATATCTGTAGACGTAATTTGATGTTTTAGATACACACGCATAGTTGCATCAGAATGATATTCCTGATAGAATTGTAAAGCATCGTCAATACGATCTTCTATCTGATCTTCATCAACATTAATTTCAATAACTGGTGCACCTAACCGTCTAAGCGCGTAATCAGCCAGTTCTTGTCTTGTTGTAGGGTTTGCCATAATTTTATCCTAACGCGATTGATAATGCAATTGCATCATCGGTAGTTGCTGTATTTGCTGGTAATGAAAAGTTAATTACCCCAGTTGAATTATTATATGAAAGTCCAGATCCAGTAACTGATATTGCTGCTCTAGAAGTTGGTGTAATAGATGAGTAAAAGTTTTCGTCATCATTCAAAGCTGCTGCCAGCTCATTCAAAGTATCCAATCCAGTTGGTGCACCATCAAGGATATTATTTACTTGTGTTGTTACATATGATTGCGTAGCATAATTATTTGTAGAAAGATAACTTGCTACTCTAGCATCTGTATAATAAAGATTAGTACTACCTTCTGATACTGTATCTGTATTTCCTTGAGTAAATGAAATAGCACCGGTTGTTGAATTATAACTTAGAGATCCAGTTGCACTAATAGATCCTCGAGCTCGAGCAGTTGTAAAATATAAATTAGTAGAACCTTCTGTTACATCATCAGTTGAACCTGTTAATTCACTTAATTGATCTTTACTTGCTACTTGAGAATCAACATATGCTTTAACAGATTGTTGTGATGGAATTTGAGTAGCACTGTTGCTAACCATATCATCTTCATCAACAATTGCATTACTAATTCTAGCATCCGCTCGAGAATTTGTAAAATATAAATTAGTAGAACCTTCAGAAAGATCATCGGTATCTTGATTGCTAATATCTAAATTTGTACCAACTTGTAATGCTATCCTGGCATCTGCTCTTGCATTTGTATAATACAAATTTGAACCTTCTGATACATTTCCTGTATCTTTTGTAGCAAGCCTAGCATCCCATCTCGCATTTGTATAGTAAAGATTAGTACTACCCTCTGCAAGATCATCAGTTGTATTATCTGACAAATTTTCTTCGTTTACTGCAGCCCATTCTAATCCATTAGCAGTGGAATTGACTTTTAGAAATTGGCCAGCTGTTCCTATTGCGGTTAATCCAGTACCGCCATGAGCAGTTCCAACAGCTTCACCCGTTTGAAATTCGGCAAGACCAGTAGCATTATTACTACTATCAAATACTGTTCTAATTGGTGTTTTTATTGCCATCTATAATATTCCTAAAATGAAAACAATGATATACCAGAAGCTATTTTAGAGCCATTCGATAATGTAAAATTCTTAAAGATTCTAGAATCTGATAAATTTTGCTTAAACGTAAAAGTTGCTGCTGAACTACTTAATCCTCCAGCGTTAGTAAAGAATGGAACATTAATACTTGAAACTTGGTCATTTAGTCCAAGCGTAACTTCATTTCCATCTTCATCTGTAACACTATCAGTTACAGTCGCAATTTGAGCTTGTGTAGCTCCAGTAGCTACCTTAGATCCAGCTGGTAAAATTGCACCATTAGCAGAAATGGTAATATTACCAGAACCATCTGATGAAATAGTTGCTCCACCAATGTCAATTGTATTTCCAGCTAGATATAATTCGTTAAATCTTCGTGTTGGTGATCCAAGATTGTATGCTTCATTTGTATCAGGAATTATATCTTCTTTTACAGCAGAAGCATCAAAAGGTTTTATTGTTAGAACTTCATCAGCTCCATCATTCTTCTTAAAAAATAATCTACCATCATAAGTATTAACTGCTAATTCACCTAACTCCAAATCAAATGGAGTTGGAATAGATCCAGCAACAGAACTTCTTTTTATTTTGACAGTGGCAGCCATTAAAAAGTACCTCCATCAACTTCTCTAATAGATACTTGCCCACTAGCAACTGTAAAATCTACATTACTAAATGCAGCAATACCTTTATTTGTATATGTAGCAATTTCGGCAGCAATTGCAAATTCGCCATTTACTACAGTTGAATTAATTCCTTCAGCACCAACTATTGTTAAAGCACCACCGGCTAAATTTACTGTATCGCTACCTGTATCTCCTGCAATATCAAATATAGTATCCAACGCAGTAGTTGTAACACTAGTAACTCTACCTTTTGCATCTACTGTAAAAGATGGAATAGAAGTTGCTCCACCATAAGTTCCAGCTGTTACACCAGAATTTGCTAACGTCGTAGTAAGAAGAATATTTGATGATCCGTCAAAACTTTCTGCACCAGTTATATCACCACCAAGTGTAATAGTTCGTGCAGTAGATAATGAATCAGCAGTTGTTGCTCCGCCAGACAATGTACCAATAAATGAATTTGCTTGTATATTGTTTGTTGTATACCACCTGTCGTTTAGTTCATCCCAAACAAATTGGACATTTGGCATAGTGCCTCGTTCAATTTCTATTCCAGCATTTTGAGAAGGAGAACCAGTTTCATCAGAATTCAAAAGAAGAATTGCATCTCCAATATTTACTTCATTAGAATTTACAGTTGTGGTTGTACCATTTACTATTAGATCGCCTTGAACAACCATATTGCCAGAAGCATAAACTCCTGATGCAGTAATATCGTCTGAGTATAATGTTCCATTGACTGTAATATTATTAAATGCTACGTCAGCACTGGTTGATACATCTTGCCCAATTGAAAATGTTGGATTAATACCTTCACCGGCATCTCCATTTGTTATAGTGACACCCGTTCCTGCTGTTACTTCTCCAACATAATTACCTGTAGTATGAGTACCAAGGGCAACAGAATTATTTGAAAGTGTAGTTGCAATTGAAACGTTTCCAAGATTTGATACAGTTCCTGAACCAGTCACAGTTCCGGTAATTGCGATATCGAAATCATTTACGTCAAAATCAATAGCATCTCCTACGTCGTCATATGTGACAGAAATACCATTTTGCACTCCACCTGAAATTAAAGCGCCAGTTACATCTTGGATTTGTTCATGATCAACCAAGGCATCAACATAAGCTTTGGTCGCGGCATCAGATGAAGCAACAGGTGTAGCAACTGAAATAATTCTACTATTTGAAACTGAAACATTTCCATTTCCATTTGGTGCTAATATTACTTGACCATCAGTATTTGTAGCAGTAATACTATTATTATTAATATTAATATTATCAACATCTAATTTATCAATTTTATTATTAGAATCTGTGACTATTGCAGAATTAGCAGTAACTGTTCCTTTTGTGTGGTCTAACATATCTGTAAAATATTGACCACCAATTACAATGTGAGAAGCAGCATCTCCACCAGTTTCTACACCGGCACCAATGTAAAGTCTACCACCACCACTTACTGTTTCGTAATTGGCACTAGAATATGCTAATACACCGGCTCCAAGAGTTGATGGATCTCCTGAAGTTGAGGATCTTTTGATTCTAATAACTGATGACATTAATACTCACCGCCTTCTATTATAGTATCGTCTTCCATCGTACTTTTGGCAACAAATTTACCAACAAGATCATTGTATATTAAAACCGCGCCTTTTTCTAAATTTGTAGCATCAACATCTGAAAGTTCAGATATTCTACCAACTGTTCCTACACCTAATTTTTGTACTTCAATCCTTTGGCCACTACTTGTTCGACCAACAATTGTATTGGTATTACTAGTGCTAATTCGCGCTGATAATGATTGCGAATTTTGAGAGATTGTAGTCATTAAGAAGTCCTAGTTACGCGTGGTGTTACTTCAAGTTGTCCTTCAACAACCCTTGTAACTACATTAGCTAATTCTATTTCTACATCGTATACAAACCGGCCGGCTTTCATAGCCCCAGTTTGCGCTGCAGTAAGAGTAATAGTTAATTCGCCATTTGTAGGAGTATTTGCAGTTACAGTAAAGTCGACAGCCGTAGAAGAACTATAAGTTTTTCGTATTTGTCCTCTGTAAATATATCCAGTCAAATCTACTAAAGCGCCATCTGAGTTTGATACAGTGACAACTGAAGAGAAATCAGATCCTTGATCAACCGTAAGATTAGCGTAAATTGCCATTTCAAATTCTCCAAATGATTTTATACTATTTATAATTTTTACTGTTTACAGATCTGGTCACTTGTGATATAATATAAATAACTGTATGCTTGATAGTATTTATAGGATTTCTATGTGATAAATGTAATTGGTGACATTATTATAGATGAATATTGGCAGGGTCGAACAACTAGACTTTCTCCAGAAGCTCCCGTCCCTATTGTAGAACTAGGTGCTAAACATATTTCGCTTGGTGGAGCTGCAAACGTATATTCAAATATAAAATCATTAACTAAAGAAGTTAATCTATACGGTATGGTTGAAGAGCAATACCGTGAACATTTTGACGACACAAGTCATCTTATTGACGTACCGAAAATGCCAGTAAAAATTAGAGTATTATCGGACTCTCATTATGTTACAAGAATAGATGACGAAGAATATATGAATAATAATGAACTTATAGATCATTTTGTTTTATCATCTAGTTCATGGAAAAGAGACAATATATTTTTCATATCTGATTATGCCAAAGGAACAATTGCTCATCCAGATGCAATCATAAATTACTTAAATATTCATGAACAAAAAATAATAGTAGATCCAAAATTAAGTTTAGACCATTATAAAAAAGTATGGATACTAAAGCCAAATAGAAAAGAATTTGAAGAATACGCTGGTAAATCAAGTAATATAAAAGGAATTCAACAAAAAGCTTTTCAAGTATTAAAAGAATTAGAAATTGAAAATTTAATTATTACTCTATCAGAAGATGGAGTATTGTGGGTTTCAAAAGACAAATGGAAACATATTCCAACAAAAGCAAAAAGCGTATATGATGTAACTGGCGCTGGAGATACTTTCGGAGCAGTTTTAGCTTGGTGTTTAGATCAAAGATGCGGGATAGAAGAATCTCTAGTAACTGCTAATAAAGCTGCAGCAAAAGCGGTATCAAAACAAGGTACATATGTAATTACTCAAAAGGATCTTAGATGAGGAAAGTTTTTACAAATGGATGTTTTGATATTTTACACAGTGGCCACGTAGATTATTTGAAAAGATCTAAATTATTAGGTAATCATCTAATAGTTGGATTAAATTCAGATGCATCTGTCAAAAGATTAAAAGGACCATCTCGGCCTATTAATAATCAAGAAGATAGAAAATTTGTATTAGAAAATTTATCTTGTGTTGATGAAGTTATTATTTTTGATGAAGATACTCCATACGAATTGATTCAAAGTATAAGACCTAATATTATTACAAAAGGTGGTGATTACAAAATTCAGGATGTAGTTGGACATGATATAGTTCAATATACATATATAATTCCATACAAAAAAGGTTATTCTACTACCGATATTATTGAGAGGATAAATGATGAGACTTGAAGGATTTGTTGAAAAGGGCTGGGGACACGAATTAATATGGGCTACAAATGAAAAATATTGTGGCAAATTTCTAAAATTTAATGAAGGTGCTCAGTTTAGCATGCATTTTCATCGAGAAAAAGATGAAACTTGGTATGTTCTTGACGGCAAATTTATTGTAGAATGGATTGATACTAAAGACGCAACTTTACATAAGAAAGAATTGAATCAGGGAGATACTTGGCATAATCCGCCATTACTTCCTCATAGAGTATATTGCATAATTGCTGGAAGTTTAATTGAAGTTTCTACCGCAGATTCCGTAGAAGACAATTATCGGGTTATGAAGGGCGATTCACAAAATGGGAAGATTTAGTTCTGATACTGTAGAAGCAAATACAATACAAAATAATCAAATTGCTTCTTATAATACTGGTCAATATAAACCTAAAGGTGGAATGACTCAAGGGCCTTCAGAAGAACAAATGCGTATGCAAGAAATGCAAGCTTCTTGGCCTCAATCATTTCCAAAAGCAATTATAGGACTTGATCGCGATGGAGTAATTAACTTTGATCGTGGTCATTATCTTACTAAAATTGAAGAATGGGAACCCATCCCTGGATCTCTTGAAGCTATTCGAATGATAAGATTAAAAGGATATAAAGTTGTTATTCTAACAAACCAAGGTGGAATAACAAAAGGTTTGCAAACTCACGATCAAGTAGAAGCTATTCATCAACACATGATGAAAGTATTTGGTGAAGCCGGAATTTTTTCTATTGATGGATTATTTTATTCAGAATCATCGATGAAAGAAGATTATTATGCTAAACCAAATATTGGTATGTTTCATCGTGCAGAAAAAGAATTATTTAATGGTAAAAGATTCAAACAAGGTGGATTTTATGTTGGTGATAAAATGAGTGATCTAAAAGCAGCTTATAAAATTGGAGCAAAACCTATTTTAGTAAGAACTGGTCACGGACAAGAAACTGAACCATTACTCAATAAATTCTCTGCAGAGAAAATTCGTAAGAAAACTAAAGTATTTGATTCTTTATTAGATTTTGCAAAGGCATTAAAATGATTATTGTAACAGGTGGTTTCGGATTTATTGGTTCTAATATTATTCGTAACTTAAATAAAAGAGGTCAAACAAATATATTTGTTGTTGATGATCTTACAAATGGCCATAAATTTAAGAATCTAGCCGATTGTTACTTTAATGATTATTTTGATGTTGATTCATTTTTTGATGAATTTCCAGAACATCTTTGGAAACAAGTAAAAGAAATTTATCATGAAGGAGCAATTTCTTCTACTACAGAATGGAATGGTAAACTTGTAATGGAAAGAAATTATAAGTTTTCTGATAAACTTTTGCAAAAAGTAATGGAACATTGCATTTCATTTTCATATGCTTCATCAGCTTCTGTTTATGGAAATACAACTCACTTTACTGAAGATCAACAGCTAGAACCTTTGAACATGTATGCATATTCAAAATATATGTTTGATAAGAAAATTGAAAATCTTATGAAACTTGAATGGTATGAAAAGTCGCCATTAAGAATTCAAGGGTACAGATATTTTAATGTATATGGAGATGGTGAAGAACATAAAGGTGATCAAGCATCTCCAATTGCAAAATTTACTAAACAAGCAAAAGAAACTGGTATTATCGAAGTTTTTGAAGGATCAGAAAATTTTAGAAGAGACTTTGTTAATGCCGAAGATCTTGCTATAGTAAAAATAGAAATGCTAGAACGAAGTATTTCTGGTATTTTTAATGCTGGATCTGGCGTGGCTGTATCTTTTATGCGAATAGCTGAATTAATAGCGCGCAAATATAATGCACAAATAAAAGTTGTTCCTTTTCCAAATCATCTTAAAAATCATTATCAAACTTTTACACAGGCTAATACAAGTAAATTACAAACTGTGGGATGCCCAGTATTATTTAGATCAGTAGAAGATTATTTAAGATAAAAAAAGGGACCCATCAGGGTCCCTAAAAGTTTGATTTACGTTTATTATTATTTTATGCAGCTTCCTCAGTAATATCATCTGCAATTGCAGAATCCTCTACCTCAGTATCATCTTCCTTAGACAAGGAAAGATTCGTTTCGCACTTAAGCAGTTTACCAAGTTCAGGTAAGTACATATAATCAAGTGCAGAATTTCTTAATGTATCAATAGCATCATCAATAGTTTCAACCAATGGCTCTCCAGCTAAATTAAAGCTAGTATTGAATATAATTGGAACACTAGTTTCATCACGAAATGCTTCAATCAAATTATAATAATTTTCATTTTGTTCTTTAGTTACTGTTTGTACTCTACAAGTACCATCAACATGAATAACTGCAGGAATATCCTGAGCTTTATCTTCTTTTGCGTCAACTGCATACATCATATAAGGAGATTCTTCTAATGTTGACATATCAAACCAGTCACTTGCAAATTCACTCATCATTGAAGCTGCGAATGGTCTAAACCATTCTCGCCCTTTGACTTTATTTACAGTATCTTTACCATCTGGATCGCGGGGATCATAAAGGATAGAACGATTTCCTAGAGCTCTAGGTCCGGCTTCCGATCTACCTTGGAAAATAGTTACAATATTTCGATCTGCAATCAATTTAGCAACATCTGCTGGAGTTGCATCTGTCAATTCACAATCTTCATATTGTTCTAAGTTATATGTAGAAGGATCATACTTTGGACCCAAATAAAGAGTTGTTAGTGGTTCATTAATAAATTCAATCTGATCTATTTGTGATCGCATCCACCAAGCTAATTTAGCTAATCCTATAGCTGTACCGCCATCATGTGAAACTGGATCTACGTAGAAATTAATATCAATATCTTTTTCTTTAAAGTATTTAATGTATTGATAATTAGCTACACAATTAAGACCATAACCTCCAGCCAAAACAATATTTTTAATTCCAGTTTGTGCATTTGCTCCTAGCATTAAATTAAGCATAGCAAATTCACTCATTTTTTGAGTTTGAAATGCTAAATCAGCAGCTGCTTCAGGCAAAGCTTCTGGATCTTTATGCCAATCGTAAGGATCTTCTTGATTCCAACCTTCTAAAAGATTTGGATAGCGTTGCGTATCTACAGTTGCACCAGCTGGAAATTGCGGAATTACAGCGTTTTTATTTCCTCTACCATTTTCATATAATTGAGGTAAATCTTTATTGTATTTGCCGTATGAAGCAAGTCCCATAGTTTTTCCTGCTTCAATAAATCCAAAGCCCAAGTATTGAGATACCGCTTCATATACCTTTACAATCCCAGCTGTATCATCAAAAAGATTATTTCCAAGGTGCCTAATACGAGCCTTTGAACCTTCATTATGGCCATATTGCTTAAATCCTGGTTCAACACCTTTTTCTTTTGAAGCAACATAAATTGACTCAGTTTCCCATCCTTTTGTAATAGGAGCTTTTGGATCTTCTGGATCGGCAGACATAGTATGATAAGAGCCGGCTCCATCAACTACAATACAAATTGCTTCATCAAATCCTGAATTGAAAAATG